CACTACAACTATATGGTGTGGTTAGACAAAGAAAGATTTAATGGCAGAAAAAATACATAACGCATAAATACTTTTAGAGGAGTATTATATGTATGGATTTGTTTATATATGGGAAAATGTTCAAAATAGTATGAAATATATTGGTTCACATTACGGAGACATAAATGATGGTTATGTTGCGTCCGGTACCTATTTTTTGGAATATTACAATGTTAACCCACAAAGTTTTTTTCGCAAAATAATTAAAGATGGATTGAGCAGAGAAGAAGCATTACACGAAGAAGAATATCTATTAAAAAAAGTTGACGCTATGCATAATCCTATGTATTACAACTTACACAATCACGTCGGCAAAGGCTGGTCACATCACGATAATCCAGAGTTGCGTGAAATATACTATGCGAGAATATCACAATCTAAAAAAGGCAAGCAAGCATGGAACAAAGGAAAAAATATATGGACCGATGCGAACAGACATAAATTGAGAATAGATACTTGGTTGATAATAGATCCGAAAGATAACGAATTTGAAATAGATAATATGTTAGATTTCTGTAAAACGCATAACTTGAACCCATCTGCTATGTCTGGTGTTGCTAGGGGAAAAAGGCGAATGCATAAAGGTTATAGATGCAAGAAGTTGACCAATAATCGTGATATTGAATACGAATACGTTGCATGGAAAAGTAAAGGAAAACCAGGCAAGGCAATGTTTGGTAGCAATAACGGATGGGCAAAGAGTATCACAGTTGAAGGAGTTGAATATGGTTCAATGCGCGAAGCTGTTGATGCAACAGGTCTGTCCATGTACAAATTGAGAAAATTGAGGAATGATACAGATGAATAATGATTGGTTATATGAAATAGTAGATGACAATGCAGATGAAGAAGATGGTTATATTTATATGGATGAAGAAATCGAAGATCCTGAGGCTGGCGCCATTTCACTTTGTACTCTCTCGGCAATCAATTGGGGCGTCATTAGAACGTTAAGTGATTTTGAACGTATTTGTAGATTAGCAGTTAGAGGACTTGATGCTCTATTGAGTTATCAAAAGTATCCTGTACTAGCAGCACAGTTAGCAACAGAAAAACGCCGCCCTCTTGGAATAGGCATCATTAACTTTGCTTATTGGATGGCGAAGAATGATTCTACGTATACAAATCCAAATCTTGAACTTATTGATGAATGGGCAGAAGCATGGTCATATTATCTTATCAAGGCATCAAATGAACTTGCTAAAGATTTCGGTGCTTGTCCTGGCAGCAACGAAACAAAATATGGCAAAGGTATTGTTCCGATTGATACTCGCAAGATTGATATTGATGAACTTGTTCCATACCAAGAACGAATGGATTGGAAATCGTTACGCGAAGATTTGAAAGAATACGGTATTCGTAATTCTACTTTGATGGCATTGATGCCAGCTGAGTGTCAATCATTGACCAATGAAATGAAACTTAAAGATGGTTCAATTTTGTCATTGGCAGAAGTTATTCAGGACATGGGTAATATTGATATTGAAAAAGTTCACAATGATATGATGATTGGTCAGCGGTTTGAATTTAGCAAGCCGGTTGAATTGGCAGATAGCATTGCATATGAATGCTATTATAATGGACCGAAGTCGATGACTGAAATTGAATTGGAAGACGGATCAGTATATCGCTTTACTGAAAATCATAAACTACTGGTCAATAGAGAACATGTAGAGGAATGGATAGAAGTAAAGGATCTTCGTGAAACAGATGAAATTATTAGCGTTTGAGGAGTTGACAAATGAAGATTAAGAAGATTACCAGAGACATAGCAATTGAACATACGTGGGATGTATCTACTGACAAAGAAACATATCAACTTAGTAATGGGGTGATTAGTCACAATACATCAGCACAGATTTCCAACTCTACAAATGGCATTGAACCACCACGTAGTTATGTGAGTGTGAAGCAATCCAAGCATGGTGCGTTACGCCAAGTTGTTCCCGGCATTCACAATCTAAAGAAAAAATATGAGTTACTTTGGGAGCAAGAATCACCAGAAGGATATTTGAAAATTGTATCAATTCTTCAAAAGTATATTGACCAAGGCATTTCTGTGAATACGTCCTACAACCCTCAGTTTTATCCAGACGAAAAAATTCCAATGTCTGAAATGTTACAGCATTTGTTAATGTTCTACAAACTAGGTGGTAAGCAACTTTATTACTTCCAAACATATGATGGACAAGGTGAGATTGATGTGGACAAAACATTAGAAGATTTGCCAACGGGCGATTTAAATGATGAAGATTCTGAATGTGACAGTTGTACGATATGAGACTAAAGGACTTACTAACAGAAGAAAAATATCGGAGGCAAAGAAGGACATTCCAACACAGAAAATAACCTGTCCGTATTGTAATAAGACAGGTAGGTTCGCGACAATGGCACGCTGGCACTTTAATGCCTGTAGATCGTCGCATTGCCATTGACATTTATAACTTTTTCGCGTACAATGAATAGATAGTATAAAAATAGGAATAATATGACGGTTTTCGATTCGAAAAATAATAGCGACCATACTAAAGTATTAGCATTTCTTGATCCATCAGGCGGCGTCGCAATTCAACGATATGATACGCTAAAGTATAAGCAAATTGACAAACTGACGGATAAGCAGTTGGGTTTCTTTTGGCGCCCAGAAGAAGTAGATATTCTTAAAGATGCTAACGATTTCAAAAACCTTACTACACACGAAGAACACATTTTCACATCCAATCTGAAACGTCAAATTTTGTTAGACAGTGTTCAAGGACGCGCACCAGTAGAAGCGTTTGGTCCTATTTGTAGTTTACCAGAACTTGAATCTTGGATTCAAACATGGACATTCAATGAAACGATTCATAGTCGTTCCTATACGCATATTATTCGTACTGTGTATTCTGACCCATCTATTATTTTTGATGAAATGATGGAGATACAAGAAATTCTTGATTGTGCTGATGATATTTCTAATAATTACGATTCTTTGATTGAAAAAGCACAATGGTACACTCTTTTGGGTGAAGGTAAACATACGGTAAACGGCGAAACAGTAAACATTGATACGTATGAAATCAAGAAAGATATTTGGCGCACATTAATGAGTGTGAATATTCTTGAGGGAGTACGATTTTATGTTTCGTTTGCTTGTTCATGGGCATTTGCCGAACTAAAGAAAATGGAAGGCAATGCAAAAATTATTAAGTTTATTGCTCGCGATGAAAATCTTCATTTGGCATTTACGCAAACATTATTGAAACTTCTACCAAAAGATGATCCAGATTATATCAAAATATCCGCTGAACTGGAAGATGAAATGATCCAACTGTTTGTTTCTGCTATTGAGCAAGAAAAAGAATGGGCAAACTATCTATTCAAAGACGGGTCAATGATTGGATTGAACGCAGACCTTCTACATCGATATATTGAATGGATTGGGCACAAGCGAATGACGGCTGTTGGTTTAAGATGTCCGTATAGCGTACCACAAGCGAATCCATTACCGTGGACGCAAAAATGGATTGCAGGCGCAGAAGTCCAAGTGGCACCCCAAGAAACAGAAATTGTATCTTACGTTTTGGGAGGAGTCAAGCAAGATGTTGATAAAGATACATTTGGAGGATATTCACTATGACGGATAAATGGATATTCACTATGGCGGATAAATGGATACGATTGAAGCAATTTCACAACGCAGTTTCGCGAGAGCAAACATATCATCAAGGTTCTCCCGTTGATCATAAAGTGATTGATACTTACTTGCCTGCTTTTTTCGAAGCAGTTTCGCCCGAAGAAAAAGACATCACCATTCTTGACATGGGATGCGGATCTGGCTATGCGATGAAAAAAATGAAAGATATGGGGTTTGAAAACGTATCTGGTATCACAATGCATGAAGATAGTGTAGCAGAAGGAAAACTATTTGGTCTTGATATTGATTTAATGGACTATAATTTCATGACGTTTGATGATTCATCGTTTGATGTTTTGTGGGCAAGACAGAGCCTACATTATTCTCCGTTTCCATTCTTTACCATTGTTGAAATGAACCGTGTTATGAAAACAGGTGGCTGGGCATACATTGAGATTCCTGAACCAGCAGACAGCACATATTACGCAACACTGCATGTTGATACTTATAAAAAATTATTTCAACGTGCTGGGTTTGAAGTTATTCAGCAAGATTCGTATGAGTTGACTGCAGAAGAAGCATTTGAGAAACATAATTTCATTATTGTTTCAAAGCAGATATCATTGACTTTACCAGAGTTTGAAGAATAGTGCCTTTAATATTTCAGCACAGAATATACAGAACGGATTTGAAACACAATCCAGATATTGTTTATGTATTTGGTGATAATGTATTACGTAAAGGGTTCGGCGGGCAATCGAAAGAAATGCACAGGGTGCCTTGATCTTATTGTTTATAACGACCGAAGGAGAAAATCGTGGAATATATCGCTGTGGGAATTGGGATTGTAATATTTGGCATGGGCGTATGGTACGGTTATACTCGCTCCATTAATAACAGTGTAAGTATCATGACATATTATATCTTGATAGAACTTGAGAAATCTGATACACTTCGATTGACTCGCAAGGATGGTGCTATCACTATGATTGAACCTGGCACAAAACCATATACACCATCGTAAAATAACAAAAAAACCAAAAAACTGTATTACACACAAGATATAGTAGTTTTATTGCAGTATATTATGCAATAAAACACTACATCTTGTGCGGTGAATATTATTGTCGTTATATTGGATTATATGTACATATACACATCAAATAAAACTTGACCATGCGTTGAATCGTGATATATTAGTAGTGTAGAAAGAATCACCCAAAAGGAAAATAAAATGGCTGCTATTGTTCAAATTGCGAATGGTTCACATCGCGGGACTGAAATTACAGGTTCTTTTGAAGTTGTATCGCCTTTGAAAAAATCATCTAAGGGTGATTGGTTCATTACAGTGAACGGGTCTGATACTGAATTCGCAAAGGATAAAATTCGGGTTCGTGTTAAATCGCCCGACGATATTTCGGCAGAAGAAGAGGTGATTACTGAAACTGATGAACAGGCGATGAATCGCATTAAAGAGAGGTTTGAAATCTTGGATGAGATGACGGAGGCGACTCTTGATGGGGTTGTTCGCGGCATGGTTGTCTCAGGTCCTCCAGGTGTTGGCAAGACATACGGTGTTGAGCAAGTGCTTGAAAAGGACGGTATTTTTGATATGCTAGGCGACAAGCCATCGCGATACACGTTTGTAAAAGGTGCTATGTCTCCGATCGGTCTTTATGTTAAGTTGTATGAATACAGTAACGCAGGTAACATTCTTGTTCTTGATGACTGTGATAGTATTCTGTTTAACGAGGATGCTCTAAACATTCTCAAGGCTGCTCTTGATAGCGGCAAGAAGCGTAAAATTTCCTGGCACTCTGACTCTCGTATTCTGCGCAATGAAGGTGTTCCAAACGAGTTCATCTTCGAAGGTGCTGTTGTCTTCATTACAAATCTCAAGTTTGATAACGTCAAGTCTTCCAAAATCAAGGATCACCTTGACGCAATCTTGTCGCGGTGTCACTATCTGGACCTTTCAATCGATTCATACAGGGACAAAATCTTGCGTATTAAGCAGATTGCGCGTGATGGTGGACTCTTTGACGAAAAAGGTCTGACCAAATATCAAGAACAAGACATCATTGATTTCATGGTTGCGAATCAAACCAAGATGCGGGAGTTGTCGCTGCGTATGGCTCAGAAGCTGGCAGACCTGTGTAAGATGGCTCCACAGAATGATCGCTGGAAGCGGTTGGCAATGACTACGTGTATGAAGGGTACTCGGTAACAGAATAACAGCAGAAACTTTAGGGCGCTTCGGCGCCTTTTTTTATTAGATAATATAAATACATAAAATAGAAATTGTATGGAGTGAATATGAAAAGAGAAGAAAATGAAAATATCTGAAATTTTATATGAAAATAATCTGCTGGAAAAGTTCGTTAACGCAGTAGGCAATGATGAAACTGCTATGGCGACGAAGAAAAAGTATATGGATCAAGTTTGGGACTTGCTACAACATTCATATAGAAAGATAGGCGGAATCGCAGGCAAAGGTTTTGAAACCAAAGAAGCGATGTTAAATATTCCTATGTGGAAAATTGTGACACAAAATGGAAACGTTGTTGCGTGTATTATGTACAAAGACAAGGGCGGCAGAAAAAGTGTTGCGATGGGATCGGATGGTTCTGATTATGCACGTAAAAACATTACTAATTCTCTGGCAGCGGAACTTGGAAGAGCATACGGCGAAAAAAGTAAAGCAGCATTAGGACTTCTTTTGAAAACAGTTCCTTGGGATATTCTACAAGATTTTTTACAACCACCTGCCGCAGCATCAAAAATATTGGGCAAAGAAGTCACTGCAATTAAAGATATTCCACAAGAGCAATGGCCAGAAGATGCTAAATTCACAATCGAAAAGTTTCCTGAAATTGTCAATTTTGGATACGTGCGTGAGTTGAATGGCCAACTTCTGTTCAAGGTTATGTCAGGCACTCCTGGAAAAAATATTACATAAAAAACTTGACATATACAAATAGTATGTTATTGTGAATCGTAAGAGAAACTACGAGGAAAGTATGACCACTATTTTATATGTTCATGGGTTTGGCAGTCGGTATGATCAAACTAATGAAAAAGTTTTGGCTTTGTCAGAACTAGGCGAAGTACATGGAATTGATATTGATTACAGTGTCCCACACGATGTAATTGTGTCTATACTAAAAGAAACCATTCAAGATAATGAAATCGACTTGATTGTTGGTACGAGTTTTGGTGGATTTTGGGCAGCAGAAATTGGCTCTAGTCTAGGCATTCCATTTGTCGCTATCAATCCTGTCATTCATCCTGTCATTCAAATGAGTAATCGTATTGGTTCTGGAACTACATACTATGGCGAACCCTACACTATTACACAAGCGACGGCAGATTCATATCCTGAAACGATTGCGACAAACGGTGCTGGATTGGTACTGTTGGATGAAGCAGATGATGTGTTGCCAGCAGCACCAACAATGGATATGTTGGATAGTTGTTATGAAGTAATCATATTTGAAGGCGGTAATCATCGTTTTGCTCATATCGCAGAATCGATTGAGCATATTCAACGGTTCGCAAACTCGGCAGATTTTATTTACTCTTTGTGAAAATAACACTTGGCATATCGTCTAGTATTGAGCAACTTGCCTTCACTTTCGAAGATGTAAAGTACAACTTAAAAATATAAACGTTCACAAAATGATAAATATATAAAATAGAATTTGTATGGAGTGAATATGCGTTATCGTGACATTATTACAGAAGCAGAACGTCCGATTGATAAATTGGCACATAGTCTCGCAAAAGTAGGATTTGAAGAAACAAGAATTGATTCACAAAAAACAATTAGTGTGTTTGTTCCTGCGCAACAGCGTATGGAAGTTTTGAATCAAATTGTAGATTATTACGATGATGCGGTACATGATAAGAACTTTTCTGGCAGTAGTATAGGTGCAATTCGTATGAATGATATGACGATTCGCATTCGACCAACAGGAAAGTCAGGCGGCAAATCTGCTGGACTTATGAATGAACAAAATTTCATAGATTCTATTAACAGTTTTGCAAATGAAGTGGGTCCATTAAATATCAAATTCTTAGGCAAGAACGGTGTTGATATCACTGTTGACGGTGTTACAGAGGCAAAAGGCGTTGGTGCAGAAGTTACAGATCGCAGCAAAAGCGATGTAATTTTGATTGCAGGAAACAGCCGCGTCCCTATCAGTATCAAGCAATCAAACGCAGCATATTGGGAAAGCGCCGATACATATTTTGGTGACACAGCAGATAAAATTGTAACATATCTTGAGGACAGAGAACAAGTCAAGTTGCAGGATTTAGAAACCGAGCGCCCAGATGGTACTAAATTTGTAAAAATTACTCCAGAGATTGCCGTAGAAGCAACACCAGAAGAAACATTAAATGTGATATTTGGCAATGATATTTTAGCCAACAATGGTGCAATTGTAAAGCAAACATTCGCTAACGAGCATTATAAACTTGACGGTAACCATTTGACAATTGAAGTGAATATGGTGATCAAGAAGCCAGAAGATATTCCAGAAGAAAATAAAGTATTTTTCTTGATCCGTAATGACAGGACACGTCGCCGACCTCGGCACAAATATCCAGGATTGCGGGTGCTTGCCGCATACAAGACGCGAATTAACAAAAATACTCTTGTTTTTGACCGAAATAAAATTTCTTAAATGTATTGAAACCCACTCCAGTTTGTGTTATAATGAATTATTATAACAGGAATTTTCAATGGCCAAAAAATGTACTATAGAAATCCGCGACGAAGTGAACGTGCGACTTCTCAACCTTGATCCCGCGACACGTCGGAAATGCAGTAGCAAACTATCATATTTTCTTCCACACGCATACCACGTCCCCGCTTTCAAATTAGGCAGGTGGGATGGCAAAGTCAAATACTTCGATATTGGCGGCAGAACATTTCTAAATCTATTGGATGAGATTCTACCAATCGTCATTGGCGAAGGGTATGAACTTGATATTAATGACCAGAGAGATTCAACTCCTATAGAATTTGAATTGATTGCAGAGGATTTCTGGGGCGATTCTGTTTGGCCTGTAGGTCACAAGCATGAAGGCGAAAAAATACGCCTTAGAGATTATCAGGTAGAAATTGTAAATCGTTATATGAATAACCCACAGTCACTACAAGAGGTAGCTACTGGCGCAGGTAAAACAATTATCACAGCAACGTTATCAAAGATCGCTGAAAAGTATGGTCGTACCATTGTGATCGTTCCAAACAAAGACCTTGTTACACAAACGGAAGCGGATTACATAAACGTAGGATTGGATGTCGGCGTATATTTCGGTGATCGCAAAGATGAGGGCAAAACCCATACTATTTGCACATGGCAAAGTTTAGAATCTCTTGCGAAGAAAACAAAAAAAGGTGAAGCGAATATCCAGGAATTCATTGAGGATGTTGTCTGTGTAATTGTGGATGAAGCACATGGGTCAAAAGCAGATGTTTTGAAGGAACTATTGACTGGACCGTTTGCTAACATATCATTGCGCTGGGGATTGACAGGAACAATTCCAAAAATTGATTGGGAGTTCGCAGCACTTCACGCATCAATCGGTCCAGTGGTCAATCGACTTTCGGCGAAAGAGTTACAGGATCAAGGCGTATTGTCAAACCTTCATGTGAATATTTTACAGACACAGGAAATGGGAACATACGGAAACTATGCAAGTGAAGTAAAATTCTTGACAAGTGACACGGACAGACTTGCATGGATCGCCGAGAAAATGATATCAATTTCACAAGATGGTAATACTTTGGTTTTGGTTAATAGAATTGAGACTGGCGAAGAATTACAAAAACTTATTCCGAACTCAAAATTTGTACGTGGTGCGATGAAGGGCAAAGACCGTAAAGATGCTTACGATGATATCAATGCGTCTGATAATACTGTGACCATTGCGACATATGGTGTCGCTGCTGTTGGGTTAAACATTCCTAGAATATTTAATATGGTATTGATTGAGCCGGGCAAGAGTTTTATTCGCGTCATTCAATCGATTGGTAGGGGTGTTCGTACTGCCAAAGATAAGGATTTTGTTAATATTTGGGATATTACAAGCCGAACAAAATATTCAAAGAAGCATTTGACAGAACGCAAAAGATTTTACAAAGATGCTCAGTATAAATTTAGCGTCACAAAAGTGGATTACAAAAAAGCGTGAGATAATCAGCGTCATTTATCTTGATATGAAAATAGACGTTGTATATTACTATAACTTGTGCTATAATAAATTAGATAATATAATCAAAGGATAAAAAAATTAAGATTCTTACCCCCGAAAATCAATGTTTCGAATTAAACAATTTGCCCGACGAGGTCGAAGATATACGATATTGTGTGATGGATGTTAGTGATAAAACTGATCCGGATTTTTTCTTTATTCCGCTGGTTTTCATGGAAACATTTAACTCGCCCAGTGTACAACTGACGATTGGACCATATAATATAGAAATGCCGACAGATTGGAATATTCTCATTGGCGACAGAGAGTTGGGAATATTAGAATTTGTTCCTATTACCAGTCTGAATGAGCGAAATTTTCAAACAATAGTTTCTAATCCGTTGAGTGGATTCATGTGTGAATGGGAACCTGTTCGAATCCAAAATATATTTTCTGATGTGAAATGGTTTTTTCCTAAACTAAAATTTGGTCATATTCTTGTGATACCGATAGAATTTGGTGACAAACCAAGATGTTTGTATTTTGTTAGAGAAATGAATCGAATTCCAGACCAGTTGAATAGTTATGATTTCTATTGACAAATGGCGCTATATAAGATATCATTATCGGCAACAGCACACAATGTATTAGAGGCTATTGCGTGGTGCGAAGAAACTAATATTGCTTGTGTAACTATGCCGTCATTGAATAGTCTTACTCGTATACCAACACGCTGTGGTCCATTTGTTAGTGTGGAATTTATATTTGAGAGTGAAAATGACGCAACAATGTTTTTATTGAAAAATGAAGGCAAACTGAAAGAAATAAAAAATGGCAAAAGATAGGATACCATTGAATGAAATGTTGCCTGCGATTGACCGAAAAGATTTTGGATGGTACTCTAGGCTTCCAGCAGAAAGAAAAAAAATATGGAGTAGTTGGTTAACATTGCGATATGCTTCAACTGTGTCGGGAAAGAATGAAGGCGACGCACTATTGAATACAAACGAGTTTGTGAATAAATATTATAATGATTTGCTTCATCATCCAGATTTGAAATGGAGACTCTTTTGTCTTGCGTCAAGTGGCAAAACAGAGCAGCATTTTTGGATCAAGGGTCCAAATAATGTCAAGAAAAAAGATAAGGTTGCTGCCTTTTTATCGGATGTGTATCCAGCAATGAAAGCTGAAGACATTGCGTTGATGCGACAGATTAACACAGATAAAGAGTTGAAGCAGATTGCGATTGACTTGGCATACAGTGAAAAAGAAGTTAGAGACATATTTGGAAAAAAATAAATGGATACAATGTTAGCAACATTTTTTGGCAGTGCGATATACAATGGTCCGATGGGGGGTATTGTGGGATTTGTTCTATGGGTTCCGTTCTTCATTATTGGTATGATTGCTTTTTATAAGATTAATGTCCGCTGGATTAATGATAGGTATATGAGTTATTTGTTACTAATGCTTGCGGGATATTTAAATATATTGGGCGTACTTTTCATAGAAATTATCAAGTGAGTAAAATTCTAAATGACCAACACCTGTAAGTTTTGCGGCAAATCATTCAAGCGTGAAAAAACATTAACTGTTCATCTATGTGAACAGAAACGCAGATGGTTGAACAGGGATGAAAAGTATGCTAAAATTGCTACGTTGGCGTATCAGCGTTTTTATGAGTTGTCGTTTTCTGGTCATAACACTCCAACGTATGATGAACTATGTGAGAGTCGATATTATTTAGGTTTTACTAAATTTGGCAAATACATTCTAAGTGTGAAGGCAGTTAGTCCAGAAGAGTACATAGATTTTGTGATAAGAAATAGCATAGCACTTGATAAATGGTGCACTGACAGTGTATACAATAGATATATATTTGAACTGAACAAACGCGAAACAGTAGAAAGGGCATTGGAGAGATCAATGCTTTACATCATAGAGTGGAGCAAAGAAAAAAGTGAGCCAGTCAATGTATTTTTTAGGAAGATTAGTCGCCCTCGTCTTATACAAGCAATTAAGGCAGGACGAGTTAGTCCTTGGATTATTTTTAATTGTGATTCTGGGATGGATTTTATGGCTGATTTTTCTGATGCCGAACTTGAAATGGTAAAGGATTCGTTAGATCCAATCTTTTGGACGAGAAAGTTTGATGTGAGAAAAGATGATGTTGAATTTGCGCAAGATGTGTTATCAAAAGCGGGTTTTTGATGTAATCTACGGTAAGAAAAAATATATCTAACCATAAGGATTTGATCATGGATATAGAATGGGATGGAACAGACGTAGAATGCTGTGATATAGGATCACCATCGGGGTCAACTACTGATATAATTTCTAGGTCAGTGTTGGATACGACGATTTATAATCTCCGACGTAGGATCAATATGATAGAAGATCGTCTTATCATACTATCTGAGAAGGATGATGCGCAACTTGAAACATATTCCTCATTAGAGGATATATATACGCAATATAAAACACTGGAGGCATTATTACATGGCGACGAAAACTATTAATTTTGATTTAGAAAAGACCCAATCTGCTATTGCCCGTATTGCGATGGCAATGTATAAAGATAACTGGCGCCCAGAATATATTGTTGGTATAACACGCGGTGGTTTAGTTCCTGCTGTTATGCTTTCACATATGACGAAAATTCCGATGAATACTCTTTGTGTTCAACTTGGCACAGACGACTTTGACGAAAATGTTGAAATGAACTGCTGGATGGCAGATGATGCTTGTAGTGGCAAAAACATTCTTATTGTTGATGATATGATACGCAGCGGCGAAGCACTTGAATGGATCAAGAAGGATTGGCAGTCAAGCATACACATAGATATTTCGGATATTTGGCACAAGTCAGTTAGATTTGCGTCATTGGTTGATTGTGGGATTTCTGAAACGGCTGCCGACTATTGCGGAGAAGAAATCAACTGTGAGGATGAAAACATTTGGGTAGATTTTTTCTGGGAGAGACTGTGATCGTGCGGACACAACAGTTACTTGCGCGATTGCGTGATCTTACAGGAAAAAGCACCGACAATCAAGGATTACGGAGATATTCAGATTTTCGGAATGCGGATGAGTTTGTAGAGTGGGAAAAGGTTAAGTGGCAATCAGTTGATGGTAGTATATTCAATGATTCGAAATATCCTGGTGCATTCAACGCAACCAAGAATCCTATATATCATCCAGAAGTAAAACAGTGGTGTGATGAAAACTGTCGTCGTCGATATATATCCTATCGCAAGAATATATATTTTGAAGATGAGAAAGACGCCACTGTTTTCATAATGCGTTGGTGCTAAAAAATCAACAAAAATCAATAACGTAGCCAAAATGACATTGACTTTGAAACTGCACTATAATTATCGATTTGATGACAGTCATTCATACGATGATGAATTGACAGAAATGAAAAAACAGAAATATTTGGGACATTATTTGAATGAAATCTAAGACTGATATTGATATAGATTTAGCAGATCGTGAAAAGATGTTAAATCTTTTTGCGCATATTCCTGCGATGCGATATCAAAATGGTAACAGAAAAAAACACAGTTCTGGTGTATATTTTCAAGAAATTCCATTTGATCCAATGAGTGGGCTGGCAACTATAGATTTCAAAGAAGCAGAAGATAGGGGATATTTCAAGCTTGATTTTTTGAACAACTCGATTTATGATGGAATAGAGGATCCAGAATATTTGGATGAGTTAGCAAGCAGAGAACCTATTTGGGAGTTGTTTGGATATAAAGAAATTGTTGAGCAACTTGCGCATATTGGCAATCATTGGAACATTGTAAAACAGCATCTACCGACTTCTTTGGAAGAGTTAGCAGCATTGATATCTATTATTCGTCCAGCGAAAAAGCATTTGATTGGCAAAGATTGGAATGACATTATGGAACAGGTATGGATTGTGTCGGAAGATGATGGGTATTTTTTCAAAAAGTCCCACGCCCACGCTTACGCAATGAGTATCATCGTACAGTTAAACTTTTTGTGTGATAATATATCTAATCAATCTTCCTAACGAGTTGTATCGATCTTCGTTTAATTCGTTTTTGGATAATATTGTCTAATGATGTACGAGGACCCCACGCGATTTCCACATCTTTTGAATTCATATTTATAATACAGTGGGAAAAAATTTGCATTTCTTTTCCTAACAATATATTGATTGGTATTAGTCTATTAGATTCCCACCACCATTTTTCTCCAACCGCAATAAGTTGCTGCCGTAGGCTCGGAGATGAAACTGCTTCTATATTATACATAGAAGATATAACTGCATCTGTGTTTATAATGATACCAAGGTGGTAATTTATATCCTTCTTACCATATTTCACGTATGATAGGAATGGATAGTTTTCCTGTATCCATTGTTGTTTTTCTTTATTGATCATAGTTTTATTTATGACTTTGATAAATACTGTTGTTATGTATATTAATTTTAATTTGCTCCAGTATGAAAGTCCGATAAACTTGGTAGTGCAAGATACTGCCAACGACTTTTCCATGCCAAGATATTTAGGAAACATGCCAATGTATTTCAATGGAAAACACAATAAGTTACACAAAGGGATTGACAATCATTTACGATTTACTATTCGCGATACCGACAGAAAGCCAATAAATTTGACCGGTAAAACGCTCATTTTTAAAATGCACGACCGAGAATCGAGAGAAAACGTATTGTTTAAATATCCTGAGATAACAAACGCTGAAAAGGGCATGGCACGTTTGGTTATTCAGACTATAGAAACAGTTATGTTACCACAGGGTCTTTACAACTTTGCTTGCTATACAGTAGATGATGCGACAGAGGAAGAACAGATAGCGTATGTTGATACCATTAATAACGCAAAAGGTGTTATTGAGGTGATTGACGATGTGTATCCGGAGTTTGAACCATCACAGTCAAATATGACTTGGTGGTTTGACGGCAACAAATATATTTCAACTATATTCGATGGATGTGGTGAAAATATCAAGAGTAAATCGCTACATACATTCGCATTTTATTTTGACAACTACAAAGGCAAGATACAGATACAGGGCGATTTATCCGAGCAAGCATCTAGTCAAGATTTTGATTGGTTTCCGCTTTCAACGAATGAAGTTTTATATTATTCTGGTGCGCCACAGTTTGATATCACAATCAACGAAGAAACAGGCGTCCAAGGATTGGTTATCAAAGCAAACGTAAATTGGTTGCGCATATTACATTGGCCTGACCCAGCAAATACCGGTGAAATCACAAAAGTATTGATGAGAAATTAAGTTGTAAAATCTTATTGACAAATTACCAAAAATGATGTATTGTGGTTAGTATGAATAAATTTTTTGCTGACTGCTTGAAACTTCCGTACAAGTCTAATTCACAAGATAATCCAGAACACGAGGATCAAGTCGAAGCCTTGCTAATCAAGCACGGGTTGCGGTATGAATCACAACCGAACGGAATTCAGAATTCTCCTGATTTTTATGTGTATCATAATGACATACGTTACAGCGTAGAATGCAAAAGTTCAAAAGGTCATTTCCCAGTTTACAACAGCGGGCTTCCTAAGCCTGGTGTAATTTATATATTTTCGTCAAAAAAATACAACGAAACTACACTATACAACGCTGATGATATTGTTTCTCCTACGAAACGCAAGTTGTATGAAAAATTACTATCGGGATACTCTGACCTATTGAATGAAATGCGTCAGGATCCAGATTGGACCGAAGATAGCCGTGGCTTTGATTTTTATATGAGAGCGATGTACACACAGAGCGGCGGAGCAATTAAAACCAATTACTTCACTCACGCAGATCGTGAAATGTGTGAGAGCAATGTTTTATCGCGAACATATTGACATTCATCTAAAAATATTATATAATGTCATATATGATTTAGGAGAATGCGTTGAATTATAATATTTTGTGTGGCAACAATACTGATGTGTTATCATCGTTTGACGATAACAGCATTGATGTTTGTATAACAGACCCGCCATATGGCATGGGTATGGAACATTGGGACCATAGTGTTCCTCCAAAAGAGACTTGGGCAGAAGTAATGCGAGTGTTAAAGCCTGGTGCTTGGTGTCTTAGTTTCTGTTCGCCAGAGTTGTATCATCGTCTTGCTGTGAACATGGAAGATGGTGGCTTCACTATCAAAGATCAAGTTATTTGGATGGTCACAACGAAGATGGCTAAGAAGAATAAGTTAAAGCCAGCACACGAACCAATCGCAGTAGGACAAAAGCCCTTTACTGGAACATCAAAAGCAACATTTGAAAAGTGGGGAACATCTACTGTAAATCTTAATGGTACCCGTATCCCTTGGGACAAAGAACCACCGAAAGGCTGGGTTAAAGGTGGACATTCGCGCCGGGCTTTCGGAAAAGATGTAGACAAATCTACTGAACAGAATAATGAAAAGGTAGATGCGAATCCAGATGGTAGATATCCTAGTAATATTATAGGTCATTTTGACGTAGAGGATCATCAAAAATATTTCTATGCTCCAAGAGCAACGCGCAAAGAGCGCGGTGAATACAACGATCATCCAACTCCAAAACCTATCAATCTTATGCGTTATTTGATTCGCGTTTATGCGCCTGAAAATGGCATTGTTCTTGATCCATTCAATGGAAGTGGCAGTACAGGCATTGCTGCGATTCAAGAAGGCCACGAATATATAGGCATTGACATGGAACAAAAGTATTGTGATATTACAGAACGACGAATCCAAGACCACTGTGCTGGTGAAGATAAATTTGACGACCTATTTGTGTTGTAAAATCTTATTGACACATTGCCAAAAATGATGTATTATGGTTAGTATGAATTTGTTATCAACCTTACAACAGACACTAGTATCCCATATTCATGGAAAGTCTCGTCGCAGTAGCGGAGGCTGGCAGTCATTTAATTGTCCTGCTTGCGTCAAACGTGGAGAGCCTAGACCTGATACGAAGCAGCGGGGCGGTTTGAAATTTGAAGGAGATACGATAGTATATCACTGTTTTAATTGTGGCTTTGTCGCAAAATTTGAATCTGGAAATGTGTTAAGTAGGTCATTCGTGAATCTTCTTAAATATATGAACGTGAATGAAAACGATGTGAAGCGATTACAGTTGTATAGTATTCGCGAAAAGGAAGTCAATGATGGACCAATATCTTTAATTTCTACTAGGCCGAACGTGATAACTATACCGCAGTTTGATGAAGTCAAGTTGCCAAAGAATGCGAAATCGCTGTGGGAGTTGATGGAAGAATCTAATCCGCCAGAAAAAGCGATAACCGCTGCCAAATATATGATTGATAGAGGATTGTATAATCACGTAGAAGCATATTGGACAGACCATCGCCAGGATATAATGAATAAATTTGAAGACCGAGTTATAATACCATTTTGGCAAAATGGAAAAGTTGTTGGATATTCAGCAAGAGCAATAAAAGATGTATCGCGTGGAAAATATATAATGAATACTCCGCATAACTATCTTTATAATATTGACAAAATAAATGGCGATGAAAAATATTTAATTCTCGTTGAAGGAGTATTGGATGCAGCGGCAATTGATGGGGTAGCGGTATTAACAAATACAACTTCTCCTGAGCAAGCAGATTATTTACGTAAATTTCGGGGAGAAGTTATTTTGTGTCCGGACCGAAATGCCGCTGGCGATAGATTGGTAAACGATGCGATTGAAAACGGGTGGAGCGTGACATTTCCAAACTGGGAAAAGAATATAGAGGATGTAGCAGATGCGGTGAAAAAATATGGAAAATTATACACTACAGAAAGCATAATAAATTCTAAAACAAATAACAGCACTAAAATAAGAGTAAGATTAAAACTTAATTAGAGAGGAAATAATATGGACGATTTTGGATACGGCGGATATGACATTGTCCCAATGACTGCTATGGGAAAGAAGAATGAAAAATCAACTGTCACTGATACTCCGTTTGCGTCGGGCCAGTCATCAGCACCGCCTAAGGCACCTGGTATGGTTATGTATGAAAACGGTATGTACTATATGGCAGACGCCTTTACATATGAAAGCACCCGTCCAATTGTAACTTGGATTATTGAGCAAAATCTTTTGCCTGATACACGGCGTCCAAAGGAGTTGACACTGATTATCAATTCGCCTGGAGGCAGTGTACACGCAGCGTTTGCTTTGATTGACACAATGAAGGGGTCAGCTATTCCTATCAAGACAGTAGGATTGGGTCTTATCGCAAGTGGTGGTGTTCTCACATTTATGTCGGGCGAACCTGGTCGCCGTGTATTAACTCCAAATACTTCTATTTTGTCTCACCAATATTCTTGGGGGGTAGGTGGCAAGGAACATGAATTATTTGCGCGAATGCGTGAGTTTGAATTGAGTTCTGAGCGCATGGTAAAACACTACAAAAAATGTACTGGATTGTCGGAAAAGAAAATTCGCAAATATCTTCTTCCGGCACACGATGTTTGGTTGAGCGCAGACGAAGCGATTGAATTGAATATCGCTGACGAAATAGTAGAAGTTTATTAATTCTCTCATGTAGTAAGTAAAACATAGGCTGTAATGGCCTATGTTTAGTAAGTCACGGAGAGAGCATGGCAGACGTAAAAGATTATAACTTAGAAATGCAAAAATTGTTCATTTATTTTATGATGAACGATCCAGAATTGTATACCAGAGTCAGAAATATCATTGAACCAAGATTTTTTGACAGAGGGCTAAAAGACATTGTAAACACCATCATTGAGCATAGCGAAGAATACTCGACTTTGCCATCGGCTGAGATAATGAAGGCTTCGCATGGATTTGAGGTAGAAGATTTGGGTGATATTAGCACCCATGCTGATTGGTTCTTGGATGAGTTTGAAGAATTCTGCAAACATAAAGCATTAGAGTTAGCAATTATCAATAGCACAGATTTATTACAGGCTGGCAAATATGGCGAAGTTGAAAAAATGGTTAAAGAGGCAGTCCAGATTGGATTGACTCGTGATTTAGGTATGGATTACTTTGCCAATCCAAGAGAACGCCTTGAATCATTGAAGAATAACAACGGTCAAATTTCTACCGGGTGGAAAGACCTTGATCATAAGTTATATGGTGGTATCAACCGTGGGGAAGTAACTATTTTTGCCGGCGGTTCTGGCGCTGGTAAATCATTGTTCATGCAGAATATGGCATTGAATTGGGCAGAGGCGGGACATAACGTAGTATATTTTACTCTTGAACTTTCTGAGGGATTGTCGGCTATGCGTATTGATGCGATGTTGACAGACCGAAGCACAAAACAAATCTTCAAAGATTTGGACGAAGTGGAATTAAAAGTTGCTACAGTTGGTAAAAAATCTGGAATGTTACGGATCAAATATCTACCAAGCGGGGTATCTGTAAATGATTTGCGGTCATATCTAAAGGAATTACAGATACAAACGGGCAAAAAAGTTGATTGTGTATGCGTTGATTATCTTGATTTGCTTATGCCAGTAGGTAAGAAAATATCTGCAAGTGATTTGTTTATTAAAGACAAATATGTCACGGAAGAAATTCGCAACTTTGCAATGGAATGGCAAACAGTCACCGTCACGGCATCCCAGTTGAATCGTTCCGCCGTAGAAGAAGTAGAGTTTGATCATTCGCACATTGCAGGTGGTATTTCTAAAATTCAAACAGCGGATAATGTTATTGGTATCTTTACATCAAACGCAATGCGAGAACGTGGACAATATCAGTTACAGTTGTTGAAAACACGTTCAAGTAGTGGTGTCGGCAGTAAGATTAATCTTGTATTCAACAGAGATAGCTTGCGAATAACGGATGATGATTCTGGAGATGATGATGTCGGAGATGTAGTAGGTGCATCTTCTGCAGCCAGCATTGTAGATAGTTTGCGTAAAAAGAGTATTACTAGGCCTGATAATAATACTACCACTGAAACATCTGGTGCTGCGTCAAGTCTACGGGCAATGTTAAGATCAAAAACCCGTGGACCGCTAGATGAAGTATGAAAAATACGCGGCTGACATAATAAGTAATAATTCAAATATGATGATACCGTGGTATATCATGGCAGCATATGCGTATTATATTAATGATGATCCGATTATTTCAGATAAAATGTTTGATCAATTGTCAATGGATATTGTGGTGAACTGGAATTTTATAAGTCATTCACACAAAAAGTTTCTTTCAATTGATATGTTAAAGGCAGGAACTTATTTGGGTGATTATCCATTGATAGTTGAAGGTGCGATTAACGAACTGCCTTTGTTGTAATAAAGATAAATACAATACGCAACGGAGTTTTTAGCTATGCAACGACGCAAAAGTTTATTTGAAGAACTGAACGATTTAACATTATCCAAAGATAAAACGCGTCTCGTTGAACAACGCGGCGAGAATCTTATTGTGGGATCAATAAATCTTATTGAATATATTGAATCGAATTATAGTGAAACAGACGCAAATGATTTGATTAAGCGATTGATCAATAGTATTCGTACTAGAGATCCTAGGAAGTTTCGTCGGGGTGTATCTACTGTAAAAAAAGCAGGAGAGGATGATGAGTGACGATTACGCAAAACAACTTGAAAAGCTGAAGGTGTTGGCTGGTATCTATCAACCTTACAACCCGAAGACTGAAAATAAAGAAGAAAACCTATCTCATATTGGTACAAATAAGGGTGCTTATCAGCGCAAGAATAATATTGAGCCAGGAACGAAAGAATGGTTTAAGCTCTGGTTTAGTAGACGCGTGACCGGAGAATCTCCGACGGCTGGAGATAAGAAATGAGATTATTTGAAATAGCAGATGAAAAAGACATGGAAGATGTTGCGTTTGGCAATTTCAAGAAGTCTCCAGAAGAAGATACCACTTGGGAAAGTAAAGTGTTTTATGCGGTAAAGAACTTTATCAACAATGCCGATCCAAACACAAAGGGCGAAGTTGAGCCATTACTGCATGATCTGATGTTGTTAAAAAGTAAATATCCAAACGATCTTATCCCAAAATCAAAGTACGCATATCGCGGAACACAACTGTCAAAAAGTGCGTTTGCTGATTTGGCTGAAAAGTATTCGGATTCTGATAAGTTGATACGGCTGCCATACACATATTCTCCTAGATCACCTGTTCAATCTTGGACAGTAAACAAGCAAATAGGATTTGATTTTGCGTTTAATGGAAACAATGAACCTGGGTTCGGCAACAATCGTGCAACAGTATGGAAACCACACGAATTTCCATATCCCGCTGTGATAATGGTGCCTGTTGATGACAGTTTTATTATGAATAGCAAACTGACAAACAAGATTGCCAAGGAAATACATGGCATGACAGAAAAAGAAATTATTCGGGCAGCAAATACGCCAATAAAAGGACATATTATATTACATCCGACAACCTTTGCTGGTAGCAAACGTGGTGTTGTTGAGTTATTATATTGAGGTAAAGATATTATGAAGATAGATGAAATTATTTTAGGAGCAGGGCTTGAACGCCGTTTCAGAGGACCCAGAAAACCTTGGACGAAGCATATAGATTTTCATAATTTTGGTACTGCGTTCAAAGATGCGAAAAAGAAAAAGAACCGTATTAAATCTTCATTGTTAAGCGAAGGTGGCGCAATGCCAGGCGTTGGATCTATTCATATTTCTGAAATTGAACCGACTTTATCAGCACTTGAAAAAGTTCTGGGCGTAGATTTGAAAAACAATGTGCTGGGTTCAGTGGGCAAAAAGACATTTTCTGGTGATATTGATGTTGCTCTTGATATTCCATCTGAGGACGTGCCTGCGTTTGTAGAAAAATTGAAATCTATTCCTGCGGTAGAAGACATTGCGAAGAGCAGTGTTATCATGACAAAAGTAAAGATTGTTGGTTATGATCCAAGCAAAACTATTCCGGGAAAAGAAAGAACGGGACACGTACAGATTGATTTTATGCCGGGCGACCGCGATTGGATGAAAACATATTATCATTCACCTCATGAAAAGGGCATTGATCCTGAGGGGAAGTATAGTAAGTACAAAGGCGTACATCGTAATATTATGATTGCGAGTATAGCAGGCGAATATAAGCGCAACGACAGTAATGAAACTACCGAAGATGGCAGACCGTTAGAATCTGAGAGATTTATGTTTAGTCCAACAGAAGGATTGATGCGGGTTCGTAGAACGCCAGTTCCTAAGAAAAGTGGCGATGGTTACACAAAAAAGAACAATAATGAGTTGGTATCTGGACCTTGGAAGTCAGCAAATGATATTGCGAAGCATTTGGGATTAGATAGCGCCGATGATTTATACAGTTTTGAGACACTATATGCTGCTATAAAAAAGAACCATAGTAGCACGTTAGCGAAAAATATATTTGATAATTTCAAAACCAATCATACCATTCAGAAGTTTGGTATTCCCACTGAGTTGGGCGAAAGTAAAAGTCTTACAGAAGATCGCAAGGTTGGTAGAGAGTTACAACATTTAGAAGACCTTGTGTTTGTTGATGGCAGCAAAGGTGCGTTAGAGGCGCTGGATACGCTTGATAGATTTGGACAAGATGTTAGTGATGTTAGTATAAAATGGGATGGCACTCCGGCTGTGATATTTGGGCGTGATGCAAGTGGCGAGTTTATACTGACTGATATTGCTGGTTTCAAAGCAAAGCGTTATGATGGCAAGGCAAAAAGTCCAGAAGCATTAGAAAAGATGTATTTGGGCAGGGGTAAAGATGTTGATGATAACCGCAGAGCATTTGCGAAATCAATGCGTGATGTTTGGCCAGCGTTTGAGCAAGCAGTACCAGCAGATTTCAGAGGATTTATGTTGGGTGATTTACTTTATAAGCAACAACCACAACTAGAAAATAATCACTTTGTATTTAAGCCGAATAAGGTGACGTATAGCGTCAAAAAAGATAGCAATATAGGTACTCGCATTGCTGGAAGTACAGCAGGCGTTGTTATTCATACACACACAGACTTAGAAGGCAACGCAACACCAGCAAACGCAGAAGATTTGAACGAAGGTTCATTATTCATTATGCCTCCAGTATATGCTCAAAAAACTCCAAGTGTTAATGTAAAGAATACTGACAGAATCAGAGCAATTATTACACAGAATGCTAGAAATATTGATGCTCTATTAGAACCGCAGCAAGGGTTGAGTGATATGAAGAATATCATTTATACATATGTAAACCAGATGAGCAGAGCAGGTAAATGGAATAAACTTGAAAGTGGATTTAATGATTGGTTAGCAAATAGCAATGTGAGCGCGAATAAGCAAGAAAAAATAATTGCTATGCCAGAAAGTAAATACTTTCCATTACTGTTCAAAACTGTTCTTGCTATTCAACAGATTAAAAATAGTGTTATTGCTCAATTCGATGATGCTGAAATGGATGTCGAACAACATATTGATGGACAAAAAGGCGGCGAAGGATATGTTGCTGCTACGAACAAGGTAAAGCTTGTACCAAGACACAAGTGGATACCCGGATAAGGAGAAACAACTATGGAGTTGAAATTTATAAACACATTATCAGAAAGCAGAATGTTTCGTACTAAAAAGAATGCGCTATTGTTGCCTATTGATGCAGCAGCCAACCTTGCTTTTGTAAATTTAATGATATTGAATATTTTTAATTACGATTATGAGTTTGCTAGTCTTGCCGGAGATTATGCTTCAAGAACAAAAGCATACAACAATTTTGATTACCACAGAATTAGTGGCACAGATTTGTATATATCACTGAATAGGTTAATGGGAAAAGATCAGACTTATGACAATGACAGTGATACCATTGCTATTGAACGAGTAAATATTCGCATTGCTGATATAAGAACATATTTGAATAATATTGCTAGTAATAAAACTAATGCGTCATCTGAATCTCGTTACTTATTGAAGTTCGAAAAGGATTTGAATATACAAGATTCATTGTTGCGTTCTTGTCGAAGATTAGTTGGCAATTGGGAAAATTTGTCACATTCACAGAAAGCATTGGTTGTAACCCGCCTTGATCAATTTTTAAGAAATAGTGCCAGAATGTCTGATCTTACTGGACCACTTGGCGTGTTAAAAAGCCGCAGATCATTTGATGTTGATGATTCAAAAGATAAGAAGAAAAAAAGTTGGAAATCATGGGCAATTCCTGCTGCGGCAGTAGCAGCGGCAATCACATATGGTGTAAAATCCCGGCGCCCAAGTCTACAAAGTCGTGTAAAGCGAACGGATCATGCTAAAATTCCTAAAGTGGGTCAAGGAACAAAGTTTCAAAAGTTCTAAAATAATAGAAATGTGAGGCATAAAAAAAGCGCACAAATGATAAATAAATGTATCGGGAGATATGTTTCCCAGCATAAATTTTTAGGAGATAAATTATGGTAACTAAAGTACATGATTCTTACTACGCAGGTCAGTTCCTAACAGGTTCTTTGAACTATTTTGAACTAGCTACCGGCGATACACTAGTAACAGACGCACAGGCAGTAGCAGTTGCTACTCGTGCAACAGCAGACTTGGATTTGGCAGCACTAGAGTTGGCACAAGCTGATCTAGACATGGATCCACTAAATCCTGCTCTAATCTTGGCGCGTGATGCAGCTAAAGACACATGGATGATTTCTGATGCGGCAGCAACAGCAGCAGAAGCAGCAGCAGAAGCAGCACTAAACGACAAATATCGTGAAATCGCACAGATTGCTGGTACCCGAGCAACTGTTGTTATTCTTGGTGAATGGCAGGCAGAAGTTATTCGCGTAGCTATCGAAAACAACCAGGCTTGGCCAAACCCAGTTCATGCTGAACCATATGGCACACCTGATCCAGCAGAGCATCACGGCATTCTTGATCTAGAAGATGCTCTAAATCTTGGTGCGTTCTCTACTTGGGTTGTTACATCTTTCGTATTCTAATCCAATACAAATAACAATGTAGAAAAGAGGGCAGACTGCCCTCTTTTTTTTGTTGTCTTTTATGTACGTTTGATAAATATAATATACGCAATCAACTACGGAGAAGAATATGACATCGAGAGTACACGGATCAGCATCTTCTTGTGAAGTAGTATCTGGCAACATCGGATTTTATACGTTATATTTGAAGGACGTTGACATCTTATCAACTGGAAATATTTTAGATATTTCACAGCAAAATTTTGATGACGTTGTTAATATCATAAATCTTGTGTCGCAACCCATCATAATGAATAATCCTATACCTGTTAATTTAGCAGGAATTGCTCCAACCATTACCGGCGCAGGATTTGTATTTAAGTTTGCTACGGAACATAGTAACATATTCGAACGGAATGGAGATAGCACTGCTATATTAAAAGAGGCGTTTTCCGGCATCATGATTGATGATGTTCTACTGATTGTTGGCACAAATATTGAATTTTTTATGACGGATTTATTATAATAAGGATTTTATCATGGATTTCAGCGAAAGTAAACTTAATGATTTAGAAGCGGAAGATTTAGGCATTCATGTTGCTCTTTCTAGAGAACGGCATGCAAATTTAGACAATAATTTCAAGAGAGTTGAACAAAGTATAACAGATGCAACTGATGATATCAAAGCTGATATTGGGGAAATAAGAAAATTATTGCTATGGGCTGCATCTACGTTGTTTGCTACGTTATTGCTTGTTGTATTGTCTAGTGTGTTTGGGAGAATATTGTAAAATGATATTATCTGAACTATATGAAGCAGAATTTGATCTGGAAGAGGGCAAGATGGTATTTGCTAGAGCAGGAAATAAAATTGTTCGCAAATTTCGTTGTTCAGCAGGCAGATTAAAGGGCAAAACGGTTTCTAGTCCGACTGCGTGTTTTGGTCCAGTCGATGTTAAAAAACGATTTACGTTAGCTAGAACAAAAGCGAAAATGGGCAGTCGCATGACACGAAAAGCGCAACGTACAAAGCGAGTTAATCAGGCTTCGCGTAGATTGAAGGCATTAAATAGATGAATAGCATGAAGAAACAAATTACAAGAGCGATGTTGGCCGAGAGCAACGAGGAAGATTATGGAACTGCACATAAGTTAGTGCGTGACATTTCTCCGGAGGTAGAATATAATGACGTAGTTGATCGCGTGACATCGTTAGGATTTTCTGATTATATGAAACTTGATGCCGCACTTAAAGATAAAGATTCTGGAACAGTGTATGATTTATTGTATTCTAAAAATGAGATTGATGAAAGTTTAGCCGATTTCAATTCGGACGATCCAATGACAAGTAATGTTGTAATTCCTGGTTATGGATCAATGACTGTTAGTACACTAATGGCAAATGTCGGTCGCACACTTGATGAGTTAGCAAAAATGCCCGATAATATTGACAAGTATCGTAAAGTCAACTATGAACTATATCGTAAATATTCTGTTCTGCAAGCAAAACTTGATGCTCTTGTTACAGCATTAGATGATTTACAAGAAATCCGAAAAAAAGGCGGCACAAGAAGTCGTAATATCCAAGCAGAATCAAATGGTGAAATAGCAGAAGGCAATTTGCCTCCTCATCTTGCTAAGTTCTTTAATAAAGAAGGCAATCTAAATCCAGACGCAGAAGAACGTGTTCGCAAAGGTCGTGAAGAACGTAGTCGCAAAGGTCGCGAAGAGCGTAAAACCTCATCCTGGAAAGATGTGACGCCAAAAGGGTATGGTCCTGATGACGAGCAGATAGATGAATATGGTGGTGCAACATATGGAAAAAGTGGACGATATGATAGAGCAGGCTATCAATCACCAACTGCTGCCAAAAAAGCAGCCCAAGCACAATCGCCAGATCCGACTCCATACAAGGGTGCTTCAAATCCAAAAACGCCTAGTTCTACAAGGTCTACTACTATGGGACCTGGTAAAACATCACAACACAAGGATGATAAATCGGCAGCGGCAGCACAACAAGATGCTGATATGGACAGAGAAGAGTTAAAACGATTGGCGGGCATAACACATATCAATCAAGCGACTACACAATCAATAGCGGGACAAAATAAACGATGAATATCCGTGAGATTCTAGGAGGCATATATACTATGGTATCAGAAGATGAAAATCTTTTGATTGTCACCTATTTTTCTAATGAGGATTCAGTTGTCAAGAGCAACGAATTGACTGACAATGAAATGGTGATAGCAGAGGATCTTGTGCGTAAAGGATTGTTATTGCCGCACGAAAATGGATTTCGGTTATTATAATGGAGGAATACAATGAAATCACCGTCAAGAAATGATGTAACCGCAATGGCTGATATTATGAAGGCGTTGAATGGTGATACTACTGCTATCAAAAAAACAGCGACATCAGGATCAGTCGATAGCCATGCAGGTATGAGTAATAAACAACAAGAAACAGCAGCGATGCTAAAGATTATGAATGCTATGAACAATGTTGACGCTGTTTCTGAGAATGTCGCTGAAGCATTGTATGAATCCTCTAAAACGCGTACGGGCTTTAAGATTGGTGCGTATGAAATATCGAAAAACGACAGCAACTTATATGATGTAGTTGACATAAGGCTGAAGGAGACGTTGTTCGAGGATATCAAGTTGAAAGAATCTGCTAGTGTTATTGCTGTGCATTTGAATGAAGGCAAGAAAATAAATTCGCCAGAAATCACAAAGATTATTTCAACAAACGCAATATTTGAGACATATTATTATGATGCTATGAAGCACAAAAACGCCCATCGGCTGGCAAAAGGCAAACAAGATCGTCGCAAAATGAATATCGCTGAGGATCGGTTTAGCAGAGCAAAAAACGAAGCTATGACAGCAAAGTCTTCCATAAAATTGTTATATGAAGCAGCAATGAAACAACAGAAAATATAAACAAATGATAAATATGAATATAAACTACAACTAGGAAGTTTGATAACATGAAAAATAGACTTTTTGAAACAGATGACGCCGTTATTGTCAAAAACCTAAACAGATATCTTAAAGAAAACTTTGGATATAAAGTTTCGGGCGATCTATCTTCTTTGCGTCAGGCAAAGCGAGCATTGGTTGAAAAGAAACGAGGTATGGTATCAAATATGCGTGATCCCAACTACACAGAGATTGTCGTAATGCTAGAAAGCATTAAGAAGATTGTAAAGATCAAGATGGACGAAGGTTGTGGCAAACGTCATACAACAACAGAAAAAGCACCCGTCGTCCAACAACCGAAAAATAAATGGGGCAACTCATTTGAGGGGCAACAGGAGTATAAAATGAATACGAAGCAACTTTCAGAGAAACTAACAGCAGAACTTAACCTTTTACTTGAGGGTGACGCAGCAGAAGCAGAAGTAACAATGGCAGCACGTGGTATCGTTGATGAACTACAGGACATTATTGAAAAGTTGGGCAAAATACAAAATGATCAACTGGGACCACTAGGTGACGAAATGGCTTTTACACATGGCACTGATGAAGCCAACCAATTCAAGCAAACAAGTATGTCATCAATTGATGGTCTTTTGCAATCTGCTAGAACTACAAAAGATGAAATGAACAACGCATTGTTAACATTATCTGGTCAAGCACCGACAGTAGATATGGACGACGATATGGAAATTGGCACAGGCGACATGGAAGCAGACATGAAAGCAGACGTGGAGTTAGATATAGAAGACGAAATGTCACCCGCCCCGACAATGGGTAGAGAAAAGAGATAATCTTGTGCGATATTCTGAACTAACAAATGAAGCGGCTGTAGATTCTCGTTCTATTGAGACGGACATAACGCATTACCTTCTTCGGGCTAAGGCAAAAGGAATGACTTCTGTGCCAACTGCAATTATTGTGAATGACTTAAATGGAATGACGACATACGATGGAATTTCTACGTCTACTGTTGTGAATATTTTGAAGAATAAATCAAAGTTTCCGTTTGTTGTTAATGTGTCTATTGAAAATATCGATCTGTCTATTGTTGCTTCAAATAATAAAACTGCACAGACAAACAGAAATACCGTTAGAAATTTAGCAAAATCTGCTACTAAAAAAAGGATGTAATGATATGCCACTGATCGTGCAGGGAGAAACAAAGATTATCAGTAAAAGCAAAATGAACGAGTTAGCTAACAAATTGGCTACTGAAAAAGACTCGGGAATTGATCAGTTGTCACCAGACAAAAAAGCAATACGGGAAGAAGTAAAATCTGCAAAGCGGCACAGAGAGTTTATGGACAGAGTTCGTGCAAATGAAGAACTCAATGAGACAAAACGCAACGCGATTGCGCATGCAGAATCCGTATCTGAGTTGGTAGTTGATTCTAAGCCAGTAGCGACTGTTATAGAACCAGCAATCGTTAATGTGATAGTATCAGAAGAAGCGATAGTAGAAACATCAGTGAAACTGCCGGATTTTGACAGTATGACAAAATCGCAGATTGGTATTTGGTCAGAAGAGCATATAGGTTTAACTCTTGATCTTCGTAAAACAAAGTACGATCTTATTGATGAAATCAAAAATGCTTCTTGACTTTTGATGCATAATGTAGTATATTATAAATATGCTATTAACAGAAAAATACAAATATAACCCTCTGGCCCGAGTGAATGTTGAAGGAAAACGTCACTACAGGGCAGAGGGTAATCCTTTGCCTAGTGTTACAACAATACTTAGTGCGTTGAAGGATCAATCAGGATTAGATGAATGGCGTAATCGCATAGGTCATAAAGAAGCAAATGAAATTATGAATATTGCTGCCAGTATAGGCACATCAGTTCATTCATTTATTGAATATTACATTCTTGATGAGAACAGAGAAATCAAAAATAACTATATCAACAAGATAGGCAAGAAGTTATCCGATATCGTCATCGAAAAAGGATTATGTAATATTGATGAAGTATGGGGAACTGAGATTCCTCTATATAATCCAGGATTGTATGCAGGCACTGCAGATTGCGTTGGTGTATGGAAAGGCAAGCATACTATCATTGATTTTAAAACATCTCGCAAAGCAAAAAAAGAAGAATGGATTGAGGATTATTTCATTCAAGGATGTCTGTATGCGCTTGCCCACAATGAAGTATACAAAACAAGTATCAGAACTGTAGTTATTATGATGATTGGTTGGGATGGCGACAATGAAGGCAACTATCAAGAGTTTGTTATTGACGGTCTTGAGTTTGATCGATATGCAATAATGGCATCTAGAAAAGTGGCTGAATACTATGATAGAATACTTATTTGAAATGATAAATACAAGTAACTACTTTTAGGAGTTACTTGATATGTCCATCGAATATGTAAAAATATTATTGCGTCAAGGATTGCGCACAGAAATAAACGAAGATTTGTTAGAAGTGGGCGAACCGGGATTTGCCTACGATACAAATCAGTTGTACATCGGCACTGATGATGCGTTGAATGAACTTGTGTTTGATCCGTTTGCCAATGCTCACGCTGTTATTCAGACTTGGTTAGATAGTGTGGAAAATCCAGAACCTGGACTTATGGTTGACGAAGATTTGATTGTTCGTAATGTAACGGACGTTGATGCTATTTTGGCAGCAATGGCATCAAGTATTTTGTTTCCTGCTGGAGCATATGCAAGGGCAAGACGCAATGTTGAGGTTGTAACTGAAAACAGCTTCAATCAGATGTTTGCCGATCAACATTTATCTGTATTTGATCCTACGAGTGGGTTGCGTTCTAGTTTATTTCACAAGGAGTTATTGAATACATCTGGCACATTTTTGCGCTATAATAAAAATATATGCACATCGTTTTTTATTGAATATTCGTTGAAACAAACCAACGGCGTGATAACGTATGTTCGTGTTGGCGATATCAAAGTCATTAATGGCGTGCCGCAGGGAATAGCACAATGTAAGTTAACAGACGATAATACTGAAATTTGGCAAGATGATGGTGATTTACTGGAAGAATCAAATGAATTTTCAAATATAGAATTTTCTGCCCAACTTGATGCTGATTACGTAAATATATTATATACTCAAAATGCAGGATTTATAACTAATATTTCATACACAGTAAAACGGTGGTCAATGTAATACGATGAATAATAATGCTTCTAAGCTATTTGAATGGCGTGAGTTACGAAAAAATCTAGAAACACATTTTTCAGAAGGAAATCTACAAACTATAATAACTTGGTGGCAATCGTTCAAATTTAGGGCAAATGGTTTTGATTACGACAATATAAAAACGTGGCCGAATGTGTGGGAGTTAATACAGGACGGATATTATACTACGAGCAGTATCGGGCTTGGTTGTTTCTATACTATTACGCTTGCTTATCCTGACAAAGACATAGAACTTTGGTTGATACACGATTTGTTATATTCTGAAATATACTTGGTTTGTTATATAGATGGATACATACTGAATAGATTGAGTGGCAAACTTGAAAAATATGAAGATGTTAGTCAGGATATAAATATATTAGAAAAACACAAAGCAGAATATATTATAGATGCTTTAAAATTTAAGGAGTAACACATGTTAGTTGAAAAAACATTTGAATCTGGCGATATAGGCACACTGGGAGAATAAATATGGGTAAACCAGTAGCAGCCCGCATAGTATCAAGAACATCGCACGATGGATACGCATTTGAGGGCGCATCTAAGACAAAAATGGGACCAACTCGTATGGGAGCACATCGGATTGGTGATGGTGCTATATGTCCATTGCATGGTCCTATTCGATTAATGACTGGAGTAAGTAATGTTATCATAGAAGGAAAACCGGTAGGAACAATTGATAGTATCTATAGACCCGTGTGTTTGGCAAAAGTTACTACCGGAGTTAACAATATAATAGTAGGTTAAAAAATGGCGACAGAGGCAGAATTTGAAAGATTATATCAAGAGTTTATAACGCGAGGCGGCGGGACGCATACATTTGATAATACAAATGTGACACCGGTCGAATATAAATCGTTGATAGATGTTGGGCTAACAGAAAAACAACGTGAACGATTAGATTTATTAGAAAAAAAGTACAATGATTCTGTAGCGTATGAAACAATCATGGAAGAAATGGATAAGTTTGAAAATCCATACGCTTTTTTATGTGATACTGGAACCGCTACTTTCCAATCGTTCACTACTAATTTGTTTGACTTGTGCGATGAAGTGAAAACATTGGAAACAGTTAATCCAGAGGCAGCAACGGCAGCTAAGGAAAAAATCGCAGAACTATTTGGAGTACCATATTCGGATATGTGTAGATTGAATACACTTGCTCCCGCAGCCTCTGAAATGTACAGAGAAGTGTGCGAACATACGAATAGTCAGATCGCAGACTTGCCAAATACCATAAATGAAATATCATCGTTTTCTGCTATCGCACAGAATTTTAGACCACCAACTACAGCGAATAGTAGCGAATGTTCTATGTTCAATGAGATGATGGGTATTATGTCTGGAGTAATGGATGGTGCGTTCAGCTTTCTTGGTGATTTGCCTGGAACGTTAACGGAATTAATGGGTCCGTTAGAAGGAATCATGGGTGGCATGACTGGACAACTTCAAGGAATGATTGATGGTAGTATTCCAGATATTTCATCCTTGATGGGAGGGCTTGACGGAGTGATGAATGGTGGTATTGAAGGATTACTAGGTAATATTCCCGGCGGGTTAGAGGGATTACTAAGTACTCTACCTGGTGGCATAGAAGGAGTGCTGGGTGGATTGCCAGGTGGCATTGAAGGATTACTAGGTAATATACCTGGTGGGCTTGAGGGACTAGCAGGTGGATTGCCAGATGGAATACAAGGATTACTAGGCAATATACCAGGTGGGCTTGAGGGATTACTAGGTAATATGCCCGGTGGACTACAAGGATTACTAGGTAATCTACCTGATGGGCTTGAGGGATTAATAGGCGGATTGCCAGGTGGCGTTGAAGGATTGTTAAGTGGATTGCCAGGTGGCATTGAAGGATTGACCGGTGGCCTTGGCGGCATTGAAGGATTGATAGGTGGTTTACCAAACGTTTCGGATATCATGGGACAAGTAATGGGAATGGCAGGAGCAGGATTCGGCGCCATCGAAGACATATCAAATCAGGTGACGAGTGAAATAGCAGGGCTTGCGGGCATTGGCGAATTAATGCCACAGATGCTTGCAATATTAAACCTGGGATCACTTACTCTCAATTCTTGTGCCCTAGCACCATTGTTAAATGCAGGAACTGAAACATTTGGATCTGCTATCGGACAATTGCAATCCGAGACATTCAATAGGACTAATGATACAGTTCCAACTGCTGTTGATGAAAGAGTAAATATGGCAGAGGTATCTTCGTTAATGAACAGCGCACAGAGATTAGCAGCCTTATCGCCGGGCGTTCCACAGTCTCCTATTACCGGTGCTGATTTACGATATCAACCGTGGAGCGCATATTTACATGGCGACAACAGTGGAGCAGATGCTGGACCTACGCCAAACGCACATAGCATTTTGTCTGGCGCGGCTGGCAGTATCATGGGATTGATTGATCCGTCAGTAAAAAATTCAGCAGTAGGTCCAAATCTAAATCAAACAGTTGATAGAAGCAATGTTCGTGTAGTTCGGTCTGATGCTTGGAAGAAGTTTGCAAAGACTTATTTGGATGCGATGCTAGTTATACGGACTGAGACAAAACAACTACGACAAACAATAGAAAAGTCATTGGAATTTGCTGATATCCACAGTGTATATAGTGGTGATTCGACAGCTATTGTCCAAGATGCTAAATCATATGTAGAAACACTGACTAGCATTGAATCTGAGTTAGGTGAACATATAAAACGGACAAAGCGCAGACTATCATATACTTTATCGGGATCGGCATATAAAAATGGTGGCAAAGAAACCGCAGCTATGAACTTGTATAATGATACTATAGTTACACAGACAGATACCACACTAAAAAAACTTCTTCGTCAACTAACGGATATTGCCACCAGTTGGAATGGAATTCGTTATCGATCCGTATTTTTATATTGATTTTACGTTGATTTTGATATATAATAGAATAAATGAGTAGGACATAATATGAAGGCAACTGCGGATAGCCTCTTGAAATATCGCAAACAGATTGATTTAAGCATCATTAATAACACGCATGTACATTATTGTACTCCGTGCTACGGAGGACAAGTGACCGAGCCGTTCTTTAGGTCTTGGACGCGGGCACATATGATGTTTACTAAACACAATATTAAATACTCGATGACCACATCCGCTAATGAATCTTTGATTAGTAGAGCAAGATGCCATATGGTTGCGTATTTTATGGCAAATCCAAAAGCAACTCACATGATGTTCATTGATGCTGATATTCGGTTCGATGCGGTTGATATTTTACATATGCTCCAGCACGACAAAGACATTATCGTCGGTGCTTATCCCAAAAAAGAGTTAGACTGGTCAGGAATTAAACAAGCGTCATCATCTGGAGTTGAAGCAGAGTTGCTTACTAAATATGGAGCAAATTATGCGTTGAATTTCAAATGGAATAAAACCGATGCCGGCGAGAAGTTTTTAAAAGTAAAGCACGGTCTCATTGAACTGAAAGATGCGGCAACTGGATTTATGCTTATCAAGCGGTCAGTTATTGAAAGAATGATTTCAGCATATCCAGACTTGTATTTTAATAATGATCTCAACTTAGATACTGAGTTTGCTAAGTGGACGTATTTGTTTTTTGATACTATGGTTGAATCAGAAACAAAACGATATCTTAGTGAAGATTATTCATTTTGCCGTAGATGGCAAGATATAGGAGGAGAAGTATGGTTAGATCCATTGGTTAAGTTGGATCACGTAGGACACTTCATTTTTGATGGCAATATCAATAAAATGCTGTATACTACCACGCTAGAAGACTTAGACCTTGCATCTAATAAATAACTACAGATAAAACAACAATGAGCATCTTACAGAGTTTTATAGAAGTTTACGAAAGCAAACAAGAAGAC